TATATCGGTATGCCAAGTAAGATAAGCACTATCCTTGATTGTGATAACATTACCGTTTACCCTTGTGTCGTAACCCAAATCGGGAACTTGAATTCTTGCGGAATTAGTACCGTTTGAAGGTGTTACTAACACAACATCGGTACGCCCACTCGTAGTATGGAAATAACCGACTAATGAAAAATCTACCGCACCTATGTACTCTATGTTATTCAAATGAGCAAATCTCGCAAGCCTTGTAGAATAATTACTTGCCGATAAGCTGAATCTGCGATTACCCGTGATAGTACAAGTACCACCGGGTATCTTATACTTAATGCCCGTAACCAAGAGTGGCACTTTCTTCTCATAAGGCGTGTCTATTTCTATCCAATCGCATACATCTATACGATAATCAGCTATCGCATCGAAAGTATAATAATCTCGGCTATTTGACACTTGTTTTACCCAATTACTACAAGATTCTAACAACGAGCTATTCGTAATAAACGGGTTGTCGATTATCATATTCTCACCCTCGGTATTGACGCTTTCCGTAACATCATTAGTAGCCTGCCTTACATGATATAACCCTAATGTATAGCGTGTAGTGCCTGAACCGCTATAACTCGCACAATAAATCCAAAACTGAAGCTTTGCAGCTCCCGTGTCGGGATCTGTGGTATTAAGAAAAGCCCACGCCATATTCGTAGCACCGGATAACGAGATTTCGTCAATTCTACAAATATCAGAAGTGTCGGCATTTACTTCGATCACCATACGGAAAGGTCTTGCATCTGTTGTACTCCAACGCTCATACTTCGAGTTAGGAGCACTACCGCTTACAGTTTCCTGATAGGTTGTAGGTATAGTGTTAGTGTACTGTTTGATAGTAAGTGCTTTCAGCACGGGTTTTCTATCAATCTTAATGCTATTCTTTTCAACTATCTCATAATTCGTAAATGTCTTTAATTCAGAAGTAGCCCTATAAACGGCTCGTGGTAAATTCCACTCCATAGGTGAAAACACAAAACCATTACCATAAATACTAACAATAATCTGATTCATTTCTTCCTTTGTAAGCAAGGATTCAAAACCACTACTATCTATACGAACTAATCCGTTTCTTGTAGTATAAGTTTTATTTGCTACGGGATCTCCAGGATTACCCGATATTGTAGGTAAGGTATCTATATACTTGTTATCAGCACTCTTTGTGTTAGTGAAATTAAGTGTGATTTCGTGGTTTTCATATCGAGGTGTATCATTCAGATATAACACCTCGTCAAACGGAGCTTCAAAGAAGCCGTTTACATCATAGCCCACAAGCATACGCACACTATAATCCTGCACGAACTTCGAGAATTCGCCCTGCGGATTGATAGGATCGTACTTACCTTCAGCATCGTATATCTTTGCCACTACATTAAATCTCGGCAATTCCTGCGAGTACAAATCAACAAATTCTTCAATATCTACCGACACGATGTTACTATTATCAAAGATAGCAACGGGATCTTCATTATTTTTCGATAACGGATAGTACGATATACGGCAAGCTTCCGACACATTAAACGCTAACAGATACATATTGTTATTAGCCGTAAACTCTACGGTTATAAAATCTGTCATTGTCGTACCGTCAATCATTACTTTCTGCGGTGTTTCAGCAAAACCGCCCTGGTGATCGGTTACACCAAACATGATAGTAAGCCTATCACAATGTATCGGGGCTACCTTCAGATAAACTTTGCCTGCATATGTATTTATACTGACATTATCCTGAATAGCCACATCTACATTAGGCGTAAGCGGTTTGGTAATAAAACAGTTATTACCCGTAGCCGATTCATAACCCGCACAAGCGTACGAAGCATCGTCTACCTTCCAACCGAATGTATCAAGCGTTGCAAATCGCCTATAATTAGGAGCGGAAGGTGCTTCAAACCCCCTCATAAGTGCGGTATCTACATTGTTAGGTGAACCCAACGAAAAATAGCCCTCGTCTATCGCTTCACGGAAGCGTACTTGTGTAGCAGGTTTTAAGGCTCTCTGCATTAAAGCCTTATACTGTAAACTTGCTTTACGCACTATCAATCACCCCCTACACCGATTACATTTGCCTGGCAATCAAGCCAATACTTCGGTACGCCCGTATCGGGATCTACGAGAAACGGTTGAGCACTCCTATCGCCTACATAAAATGTCCTCGTAGAAAAGTTACCCGTAACCATATCGTAATACTCGCACGAAAAGGTGAAGTGCTTATCGAAGAACGCACACAATGCACTCCAAGTAGCAGGTGTAAGCACTCGCCACTTCAGCTCTACCTTCGCTACCGTGCCTATTACCTCGCCCCTCATAACACCGTCAGCCGTTCGTGCCTGATTTACCATTGTACTCTGTATCTGCTTGCCTGAAGCATTAGACGGGTACGGTAGTGTGATGCTATCGTTGCCTGCGGTAAGCTTAATAAACTTTCCATTCTTTTCTACGCCCATAGTATTTAACCTCCGAACCCGTTATTGCTCATTTGATAGCCCCTTGCTCTACCTTCAGCCTGCATCGAAGAATAAAGCTCTCTACCGTCAAGCATGATCTTGAATTCGTGTGTCCTATCCTCGCTACTCAAAGCATTAGCAACCGCTTCGTAGATACCTACGGCCATATTACCGAACGAACTATCAGCCGTTGCTTGTACGGAAGCGGAAACTTCCTGATTGATAGCCGGAAGCGAGAAGTTACCAGGATTGAGGGCTATGTTAGATACGCTATCCGTAACCGTTCTCGCCCAATTATCCATTACCTTCAGCGTTTCGCTTTCTTCGCTCGTTATACCGATATTGAAACCCTCGATTACAAAAGAACCCATTTCTTCAGCCCACTTTGAAGGTGAATGTATCTGAAATATGTTCTTTAAGGTGTCTTTAACGGTATTAGATGCTTCTCGTACCGAATCCTTCAAGTGGTTAAACGATGCAGGGCTATGTATGCCTTCTGCCATACCATTAGTGATGTGCTCACCGATAGCGTGGAATGTACTGTAATTACCGTTATTACTTGCACCGCTTGCAGCGTTGTTATACAGATTTGCACCTGCACTACGAGCTTCACCGCCACGGTCAAAGATACCCTGATTAAACGAATATCCTATCCAATGTCCTACATTAGTGAACTCGTTGTAGTGTCCGTTATTGCTTATACCGTTTACGGCGGTGTTATATATGTCGTGGCAAGCGACTTCAACCTCGTTGTGCATACCACGAATTCCGTTCCTAAACGATACGACTACCTGATGCCCTATCGTACTAAAATGTCCGTACTCTCCGTTATTGCTTATACCGTGAAGCACCACATCGTGAAGCTCTACCGATGCGTTGTGAAGATCACCCCTTCTCGCTAAAAGGCCGTTGTGAATAAAAAGGCTTACGCTATTACCAATCTTCTCAAAGCCTGGCATATCAGATGTGAACGGTGATGTAATAGCACTCTTAATGTCCGTGATAGCATCGTCAAACTTCGGCTTTGTAGAATGTAATGCTTCTGCAAAAGCGTGTCCTACTTCTTCACCATGAACGCCTATCTTTGCGGTATCTACTAACTCGTCAAGGGCTTCGTTAAACTTGTTAGTCTGCGACTTCATACCGGATATGAAGCCACTAAACCACTTCTTACCTGCGTTAGCACTACCGCCACCGCCACTATGAGGGCCGAACGGATTTTTATTATCCGTTTCAAACGGTGCAAACCAAGAACCGACGGTGCTATTTTTAAAAGCCGCTAATGCCGTCGGGCCGTATTCTTCGGCTTTTTTGCCAACTTCCTGAAAACCAAGCCCAAACCACTTGAATACCAACTCGCCCCAAGACTTGTCGGCATCGCCGTTAGCTACGATAGCTGCACCTAATTCTTCAGGTGATGCACCAAAGACACCTTCCCAAAACTTTGAGCCTAATGTCATTCCACCACGAATCATAATATCCCAAATGGAATGATCTTTGAAAACCTTTTCGAGATTTTCCTTAATCTCCTTCGCCTGATTTTTAATACCCTCACCGAAGAAGTCATATCCAGGAAGATTGAAACTTAAACCCGAAGAATAAGCCTTATCAAGCCCACTACCTCTACCGCTTGTACCGTCGTCAGGATTGAGTACATTAAGCTCGTCTATACCTATCAGGTAATCTTTGAGCTTCTTTGCACTACCTGCCGCACTACCCATGTCGTCGGCAATATTGTCGTAAGCATCGGTTACATCACTATCAATCCACGCTCTATCGCTCATATCGGGTAATTCGTACCCTGCAAGTGCTGCAAGATAGTTTAACCACTCTTTGAGCATCATAGCACCTGCTTGCAGATACGGAAGAACCTGATTGAGTACGGGAATGAATACATTACCCAATGCTCTTGAAGTCTGTACTAACTGTGCTTTGAATATACGAAGCTGATTTGCAGGATCGTTAAGTGAACGAGCAAGGTCTTGCTGCGTCCACGGAACTTGCTTCATAAGTGCAATATAACGAAGCTGCACCTTTTCAGCCTGCGTCATATCGTTGTAGTTTGCTATTACCGCATTACTGTTACTCTCGTAAGCTTCCGTGTTAGCTTCAATAGCTCCCGTCTGCTCGTTTATCGAGTAAGTCATTGTAGCGTAGTTAGAGGGATCTTGTGCCATTTGTGTAAGACGGCTCTGTGATAAGTCATAACCTACTCGTCTTACCGGCTCTAACTCGCCTGCAATAGCACTATTCAGCTTCTGCATAGCTTCTTCGATAGTGATGTTATCGAGTGAAGCCATATCGTAAGCCAACTGTGTTACATTTTGGCTCATATAAGCGGCTGCATCTGCACCGACACCAAAACCCTTGATAACGGTGTTGAACATAGCCTGATTACGCATGAATTCTGCAGGATCTATACCAAGTGCCTCACCTGCATACTCTGCGTACTTCTTTGCATTATCGGCATACTCACCCATAGATACGGTAAACAGATTGAGTGTTTCCGTATAGTTCATGCTCTCTAATATGCCGTTGCTGATAAGGGTTGCAAACTTACGAAGTCCTACTAAAAGTGCCGTCAGCTTGATAGCCGTTGTGCCTACCTTCGTAGCCATTTTATCGAAGCCTTTTGCGGATTTTTCAGCAGCTTCACCCGACTTTCTGATTTTTACATCTATGTCGGTGCTCCCCTTACCTACCTCTTTCAAGGTAGCTTTGAGATTTTTCAGTTCGGAAGTCAATTCTCTAACATTCCCTGCTCCCGTTTTCAGCGACTTCAGGGATCTAACAAGTTTATCTAAACCTTTTGTATCTACATTTGACGATACATTCAGCTTGATAGCATCTATATTCTGTTCGCTCATAATCAACCTCCGAAGCGGTTATTTATCAAAGTCATTAAGCCCCTCATGTGGTCTAATGCTGCTTCCGTTCCGGCTTTATCTTTCTTACTCTCCGTACCCTCTTTCTCACCGCTTATGTCATACGGCTCTTTGAGATAAGGTACGACTTTAGGCTTCTTCGCAAACGGCTGCATTAGCGGTGTTAGCCTGCTTATTGCATCGTAGATGTATGCTCCTTGTAGCCACATCTCCATATTGCGATTTTCTAACTTCGTCTTATATGCCTTACGATATGCTCTTACCAGGTTAGGATCGCCGTTGTAAAACTCGTCATAGGTCATTCCCATAACAAGGTAATCGGCAAAGTATTCTTCAAACATATCTCGGTAGGAAGCGAAGGCTTTGATGTTATCGCCACCCCCGCCCATTACCGAATAGGACGGTAGCGAAGTTATGTTTTCACCGTCCACTTTATTGCGTTTTTTGAGTGTTCCTCATTCTCGATAAGGGGCTTAATAGCGTCCATGTAAAGCCTGCCTAATGCGGTAAGCAATCCGTCTTTGTCGATGTTAGTAAGGATCTCGTCAACTTCTGCAATAGTAAGTGTACGGTGATGTGCAAGGAAAGCACCCCTAAACAGTAAGGTAAGTGATGTAACGGGGGCTGAATCAATCTTATCCATATCAAAGCCCATACGCTCCGTTTCCATTACTGTATTACGGGTGAATTCCAGGGTATATTCGTTGTCCTTGTAAGTAAAAATAAGTGCCATGATTAGTTACCGTCCTATTCGATAATAATGTCTTTAAGATGCTGCAAATGTGATAGGTGTGGAAGGAATGATACCTACGGTCATATCCTGAACCTCGTCTGTACCTGCACCGTTCTTTGTAGCATAAGCGTAGCCCTTGAATGAGAACTTACCCTTGCTTCCGTCGGGTGCGAGCGGCGTACCGGAAGCTCCAATCCATACCGCATAATACTTCTCAACACCTTCGAGTGCTTCAACGGCTGCGAAGTCTGCGGCGGTGTAGTTAGCACCGAATTCGAGTGCATCTCCAGGATCTTTAAGTCCAGGAATGTAAGTCTTCATCTCATCTGAGAGCGTCGTCGTTTCTAAATTATTGGGCCCCTGCATCAGATCTGGAAAGCTCTTAATCGGCAGCAGGTTAGTATAGGTGCTACCGTCGTCAGAGGTCATAAGATAAGTCTGATAAGTATTGATTGCCATAATCAATTACCTCACTTTCTGAAATAAATGTTTTTATTGCTATCCACCGTTGCGGTGAATTCTGCCGTTATTCTGTAAACCGTAGCGTTATTTATATCGCTCGTAGGTCTACATGAAACTTGACGGAAATTGTGCGAAAGAAGTGCTCCACGAACGATGTTCATTATGCCTTCTGCTTCGGCCTGCTTTCCGTTTACCTGATTACTCCAAACATCTACCCTTAAAGTAATGTCGTGAAAATTATCCTCGCCGGAACTATCACGCATACTTTGAGTAGTGCCGTTGTCAGATAAGACAACTCCCAAACAAGGGAACTTTGAAGGTGCGGCTATCGTTGCATTAGTGATAGTGCAATCCGTATACACCGCACGCACGGCGGTAAATGTCATGGTCTGTATTTCCTGCTCGATTGCAAAAATGTCTATCATACCGTTTCAAATACCTCTCGTACTATGTTCGGGATCTCTCCCTTCAACATCTCCAATCCGTGATAGATAGCATTACTTTCGGGTGTACCCGTTGACGAATACCCCGAAGCAAAAAACCACCTATCGTTTAAGCCCAACCCTTTACCGAATGAACCTCGCATCGTGGAGATGTTAAGTCCTAAAGGGTTACTACCGCTTGCGTATCGTCCTGCTCCGAATTCCACAAATGCTATATCAGGTTGCATAGCACCCGTTTTCGGGTTAGACGAATAACTTGATACCGATACAACGGAAGCGTCGCCCATAGGCGTTACCGTTACGCTTATCGAAGAAGATACATTTACCTTCTCGTAAGTGCCTTTACCGATATACTTTTCTACCTGATCGTGCTTCGCTATTATCAAGTTAGCCCTAATCAGTACCGCAAGCCGTTCGGTTATCTTATCTTGTACTTCTTTAACAAGTGTAGGTACGAGTGCGGTGTAGGCTTCAATCTCACGAATTGCAGCATCTAATGATTTCTCTGATAAAAAATCAATAGATATTTCCTTCACGATACATCAACCTTCCTTATCGCTACTACTACGAACCCCGTAAGCGACTTGCCAACCTTCGTTACCACATAGTCATAAGGTGTGTCTGTACTCTCGTCCGGTTTGATTTCAGGGAGCGTGTCTACCCAAAGAACCGAACCGACTTCGAGATAATCTTCACCTGGGTTAAGGGTAACTACCTTGTCGTATCGCTCGTCAGCACCGAATAACTGTGTTTCAGCTTCGCCGTTAGCTGCCGTGATAACGCCCTCTTTTTTAGTTGGATTATCGTATTCATAGGTAAGCTCCGTATACATATCACCACTTGTACCCATATCAGCAGATACAAGGGAAGCGTAGTAAAAGGATTGCCTATTACGAAGCATCGTTCTCATTATCAGCCTCCACGCCAAAACCACCAACCTTCGGTGTGATCCTGCACTTTAAGCTCGTAGGAATATCCCCACTCTCGAATACACGGTTTATACCGCCTTCTGAATGTGATGTTTCACCTTCTGCTCCACGCTTGTTAAGGAAATAAGCGGCAATCTCAATCTGCTCGTAGTCGTACTTTGACGGTAGCACTTCGCTACCGTCGCCGTACGGGAAAGCCAACTGTATGATTGCCTTTTCAGCAGCCGTAAGATAAGTGTTATAAATGTCGTCCGATGTGGTATCGGTAGAATCAAGCATCTGTCTTAATTTTGCCAACTTTTCAGCGTCCGTCATAGTAACACTCCTTCTTCTTACGCTTCAGGCTTTTCAGCCTTCTTTGTCTTTGTAGCCTTCTTCTCGACTTCAGGCTTTACTACGGGTGTAACATCGGCAAGCTTCGTTACCTTCTTGCCACCCAAATCGTGTCTGCGAACAAGCATACCCATAAGCGTTACCTATCACTTAACAACGATCTTGATAGCCTTTGAACTATCGTAGAGATAAGGTGCGAAGTGCTTATCAGCCGTAATAACTGTAGACTTGTTGATAATATCTCTTTCGCTCTCTACGAGAGTATTACGCTTTGTGAAGATACGAAGTGCTCCAGGCTTAACGATGTAAGCGTTCTCCTTGCTTGAAGCTTCCTTCAGCTTGTTAGAGATAACAACCTGGCAACCCTGTACCATACCGACAACGCCCCTGATAGCAATATCTGCGGCAACATCGGAAGCAGGAAGCCAAGCGGCACTCTTACGAAGTGTGGTGTACTGTTTAGGTGAGATAAGAAGTACCTTAACTCCACCCTCGTCAATGTCCTCACCAAAGAGTTCAAGGGCATCTGCTA